ACCAAGCCAAACAAGAAACCACAAATCAAACTAATACAGAAATGTTACTTATTACGGATTTTTTTCATAAATCTTGTGCTCTCGCTTAGTTCTTTTTTTGGTCTTTTATCTTATCATTCCCGTATTCCTTCTACAAACGGGTCAGCCGGCAGTATAGACACAATGTCATCGGGTGGTGGTTGAACAAAATTTTTGCGGAGTAGTTCCAGGACCCCCCCAGAAATTGAGGGACTTGTAAGTGCCCCTTGTTTTAATTTCTTGTCATCCCTGTAGTGTCTTCGTATTCTGTCCAGTGTTCTTATTACCCCTGATATACCCGCCATCTTATCCTTTAAATAGACCAACCTGAAAAGTCCTCCCCTACTTAATCTCCAATCAGTTTTGTACTGACTAGTTTTCCTGCTTTCCCACGATCTCCACCAGAAGTAAAAACCCGATTGTATAATGTTTTGAGCCTTTTCTATCTGCCAGGTCTCCGCGGTTATCAACCCTTTAGAGATTAGAGACCCTATCATAATCACTGCTCCTTTCTTGCAATCTCCTAGAGTCGGTGGACGGGGTTTATTCTTTGATCTGCCTGCTCTGAAATGGTGGGCTGTCCCGGACATAAGGAACCAGTCGGTTAGAGATTCCATAGTTATTTTCTTGGTCGTTATATGGTCTGCCAATTGTACTACTTTTTCCTGCCCGAATCCTGCCATCCCCAATAAGATTTGTAGTTCTATGACTAGATCTGGTACTAATTCTCTAGGGATTCCCTGAAACATGGGAAGATTCATTACCACCCTTGCCCTTTTGATCTCTGATTCGAGAGAGTTATAACACAAGAATATAGATTTATGTCTGTATATACTCATCCTGTCCAAAGGATAAATCTCTTTCCTCACCCTCCTTCTGTATCTACAAACAAGGTAAACTTCCGATGATCTTGAGGCTGAGAAGATAGTCTGGACTGCATGCACTTCTTTAAAATTAGAAATCAGTTCCCCAAATTTCATGGTTCTTTCTTGTAGCAGGTAATGCAGGTATGTCTTGAACAGCAACGTTCCCCCCGGCATGAGCACACCGTTCACCTTCTTTAGAAGTACATTCAAAATGGTCTCATGATTTTTAGTAGTTTGGGCTTCCGCATCAATGATTAGTAAGTTGACTTTCAGATTTGAACTGGTAATCATGTCTCTCCAGCTATCCCAAGTTCTTTCCAGTCTTAGATCAGACTGATTTTGCCACGCAGTATTTAAGTTGACGCATCTCCTCTTGCTTTCTCCTAGTGCTTCTACGGCAGATGGAGGGGCGGGTGATGCCCCGCGAAGTTCTACCCCACTTAATTTTAACAGGGAATTGAAGATCACTCTAGATGTTAGGTTTTCTCTTAACAAAAGGGCTGTAATCCCCCCAGAACCATCCCCAGCCGATATTGCATCGATCCACGATATTTGGAAGTTCCTGAGGATAGAGATAATTTTGTAGTGTGTTCCAGTAGAACATTGAAACAATCTCAGACCACTGATCATTGGATTTTGATATCTCGGGACAAAGACTTCTCTATTGAACTTGTCTTCCTTAGAAGTCATTGTCTTTAAACTCAGCCCAATGAGTCTTCCGACGACGGGTTCTCCCCATTCTAAGATGTGGGCCTCGTCGTCAGCTTCTGGACAATCCTTCATTGCAGCTCTGATCTGGTTGAAGGTTCTAAAAACATTTTTTGTGTACTTACTTAGTGGGACCTCAGCACTTTCTTTTGATCGAAGGGATGATACATAGTCCCGCAGAGCTTTAATTATTCTGACATCTGTTTTATTCCAATGTCTCTTTCCCATGTATTTCAATGCGGTGGAGGATAAGGCCATGGGCCCCATTATCTCCCGTACCATTATGTCAGCAAATATCCAGATTACTGACGTTTTGTAGGCCTCCATTCCTAAGTTTCGATGCCTCAGTACCAAGTAAGTTCTTAAGAGAAGCGATAAATCATCGCTCCTGATTGGGTAAGAAGACGGTATCCGATGGGAACTAGAAACCAATATGGCCTGGAGGTTCGGAGATCTGCAGCAATTCCTGAATGAGGAATTCTCAGTTAGAGCTAAGGAAAGGTAATGAATTGTAGCAGTCACCGAATCTCGAATCGAATCTACCTTCCCCTGAGATCTTTTGTAAAGCAAGTCTAGAGCAGCCGCTCTTGTTAGCCCCTCCAGTATCCCATCAAAATAATTGCGTCCGTCAAGTCTTGTTCTTATAGACAAGGGAAATAGGTCTGCATCCTTGTAGAGGGAGGAATCTCTGAGAAATGAGTCTCCGACGATGAATCCTTGTACTAGTCCAATAGCCTTGCACTTGGAGTAATGGGGAACCGAATCCCAGTCTCCGACCGGTATAGGCACTACTTTCCTTATAGGAGGCTCAATATGGTCTTCTGGTATCCATCTTTTGACCACCTGGCTGGAATCCCTGGGCTTATACTCAAAAGTTGCGTCCAGTGTAACTTCTTCAATTTTCCTTAGGCATTTCTTACAACCAACATGAAAATGATAGATTCCCCAGTCCTCTTTCCTATCATGGAGCTCCCCGGAGGTTACTTGTGAATACAGAATGAGAGATTGGAAGATAAAGTCGTAATTCTCCCTGCCTATAGAGCAGAGAGTGTCTGTGGTAGAATTAATCCAGGTTAGTTTACTCGGACTAGTTGCACAATAACCCCCGGGAGAAACTCTCTGGCAATGAAATCTATGGAGGGCCGATCCAGTTCTTCGAAACCCTTTTAAGTCTTGATCCCATCTGTCCCCTGTAAGAGAATATAGGTTCCCTAAAATACTTGAGGCTAGATTGCTTTCCGGTTCTACAAACCATGATATCACTTCTCTAAGTTTTGTCGCTCTCTTAAGAAGAGGTATATTTGTGTCTCTTTCCCACGGTGTTATTATGTTTGTAGACTCTGATGTTTTTGATCCTAAATAGGGAGAAAAGGGGCCTCTTTTGTTTAGATAATCCTTTAGTCCATAAGGGATATGTACCTGTACATGATCTCTCATAAGATTTTTATCATTTCCACAAAGCGAGGAATCATCATGCCACGCTCTTGTCATCTCAAAAGGGTGTGGAACCGTAGTTCCGACGAGTGGAGATGCCCAGGATGACTCCCTTAAGTAGTCAGAGTGATTTGATGAACATTCCCAAATTTCAGTCCTTCCTCCCCATCTGTTGCATATCGACTTTATTGACTCTCTCTCTCCCTCAATAATTTTAGAGTCTAAATCAATCTGTAACCTCTTGGCAAACATATTCCTTATGGTTCTTGAATTCTGGTAAAGACCTACTATGGAGTCTGCAATCCCCAAGAAGGTAGCGGATTTGAATTCACTAAGAAATCTTGGGAACAGGGGTTTGATAGATTCTAAAAACGATAGTAAATTGTCTTCATTTTCTTTACAATAAAAGGTTGCTTCTTTAACAATTTCGTTTTTAAAATTGGAATAGTCATCATACATGTACCTTTTGACCTCGTTTTTCAAGATAGTCTGAGCACTCACAGTCCTAGCTAGGTTTAAAGAAGTAGGGTCTTCCAAAAGCTTGGGGAAATCTAAGGACGTGTATTTCTTTAATTCCGGATTACCACAGTTCGCGCAAAACTTCTTTAGTCTGGAATCATCCGTCCCTTCATAGATACCTTTCCAGAAAGCTAAACTTTCAGTTAAAGGGTCAGGAAACATCCTGGTTAAAAATCTAGTCAGAGAACATCCGCTAATACCACCCAAAGATGGGTCTAGGTAAAGTGAGGCCCATTTGTACTCCAATAATGCCAAATCTAGATTGTTGTCGATTAATCCCAGCATAGACCTCCTTAAAGCCGGATTATGTTTCTCAATCAAGAGCCTACACATATTGCTAAAGAAATTGTGGAGAAGAATTGGTTCAACGGGTGATGTATCAAAGTGGGAAACTGTCAAGACATTTGTAGAGACAGTTCCTATGATGGAAGCATAGGAGGCTAATTGATCGTTTACTGTGGATGTATTTCTCGAAGTCTTCTTGGTCTCCGTGACAGCTGTTCTCCCATCTATGAAGAAGATCTTTCCGTAGATCGTTAGTGACGATGATTGCAGGGTTTCATCCATCTTAATTATAAGCCCCAGCTTCGACACTCCTGTTCTGATTGCATCCATTATCTCCTCTGCATTCTCCGTTATACGTCTTAGAGGACCGATGAGATCTTCTTCCGATGCATCAGGAGGAGTCTCAGTCTTGTAGTGGGCAGTTATTACCTGGTTGTCTCCCTGGGCTAACAGTGTTACCTTGGCGTTTCTAACCTTCTTTTCTCGTTCTATAACCAACATATTCAATATACTCCAACCTTTCTGTCTTAGACCCTCTAATCCCCCATCCTGCCCTTCCCAGCACATAATATCCTCTCCTTTAGTCTCGAGTGTGTCACCATTCGGAGTAAGAAGATCTGGTCTTCCTAGGTAATATACTAGACTTTTTTTGAAAAATTCATGAGTTCTGGAAATTACAGATTTAAAACCGAAAAATTTGTCCATCACCTCAAATACCCAGAAAGTTGCCTCCTCCCTTTGGTGGTTGTTCCATTTCTCGTAATCAACATGACTCGCGATACCGATTTGTTCATAGGTTTCACATCCTTGAGATGTACTGGAGATCATCATCTTTCTTATGAGTTCTGTTAGGTCATCAGCCATGGTGAGGCCGGAAAAAAGCGGAACGAAGTGCCTTTTAATTAAATACTCTGTAGACACAAAATACTCTCTTAACCTCCAAGTCATAAGAGCAAAAAATCGTCCCACAGGCTTCATCTCTCTTTCCTTTCCCCTCAATCCTATCATTAGATGATCTTTGTCAATTCCATTCTCATCTATATTCTGGAAAAAATTCTTCCAATCTGTCGCCGGTTCTTCCAATAATGTTTTCAACACTCTTTTTGTAGGTAGAGGTTCCCCAGGATTCCTTTCTAGTTGGGAAATCAGATCTTTTCTATTGAGAGAATGACTCTTATCTGAGTAAATCATGGAAGGATCTATTAAGTCGGGGATGTCAAAACAGGCAGCTAAAGGTAATGTGTGCCATTTATCTCCAAAAGAGTCCACTTCTTTGTATGTAGGCCAGTAGTTTTCGTGTATATGCCTAAAAAAGGGGTGGTCAGGGTCTACTAGTTCTCTTGTTACTGACCAGGTCTTCGTTTTTTTGAACTGTGAGTGCAAGACTTTCCGAGCCAGGTCACTTGCTAATGCTTGGGCATAATCAGTGTCAATTTCTTTTGGTAGAGTTACTTGATGATGAAGCTTCCTTAGTCCCTCCTTATAGTCCAGTATCGGATGACCAAAATGTCGAAAGGATCCAAAATAAACTAGAAGTAAGTCTATCTTCTGCTCATTGGATATGTGCCGGTCCAGAAGTTCGAATGTCGGTATACTCTCTAACACTAGGACAGCTTGTTGTTCCATATAATCTTCAAAAACTCGAGGAACTTGAAGAAGTGGTTTTTTCTCCCTTGTGATAAGAGATATAGCCCTTATGCAAAGAGGTTCTATCATTTTTAATGCATTATAGGCTCCTTCTCCATGTTCTTTTAAACATTGATCCCCAAATTTATAAAAGTCCACAAGGTTGTCTAAGTCTCTGTTACTATACCTCCCATCCAATCGATCTGCCATGGTGAGATAAGTCATTACTCTGGCAATCATTGTATCCTTGACCATCAACATTAAGTTCCTATCAAGCATCATGTTCGATTCAATTTGATATGCGTGATCTGATGATATGATCCAGGTACTTCCATCTCCTCCATTGAAACACTGCACATTGTGACCACTCATTACCATCTTCCCTACCCCGCAATACTTTCCAAGGCTATCTCTTTCGGACTTTGATACAGAGTTCATTGCTTGTATCACAAAATGAAAATCTAAGAACATCTGTCCCATTTTAAGCATTGCATCATGTGTAATCCTCTTCGCCCTGTATCCTACTTCTCTGCTTATCCACTGCTTGAGGAATACTTTTGGAATGATAAAGGTTTCCTTAGAGTCTTTGTTTGTTTGATTTAGCCAACTATTAAAGCCTGAGACGTTCCATAGTCCATCGAGACTTTTCGACCACCAAGTGGGAAACCTGCTGCTCCAAGTTCTTCTTCCAATAGTCTTGTTTAAACCCGATAGAACGTCCTTCCACAAAATCCAATCTTTCTTCGAGAAAAGAGGGTTGTGAGGAACATTCAACACAAAGGATTGAAGCTCATCTAGCTCGTCTCGGAGAAGAGGCGAGTTGAGAGTGTAGTCTTTCTGATTTAAATAATGACTCTCAAAACCTTTTGGCTTGTTGGACACGTGGTCTACATCTTCTTCTAAAAGGGATGAATGGTTCCACCTATCACCTTCTAGCTCAAAATCCATATTTCTTTGCCTCGTTGTAAAAGAATTCTTGATTTTTTTCTTAGGGAAGTTGGGAACCCCAACTATCCATTCCAAATTCATTATTGGGTTTTGAGAGTTCATTTACATTTTCCCTGCACCCTCCCCCAATCTTTTTTAAACAAAAAACCAGGACCCAGACTATGAACAGACTGACGAGAATTACAATTAAGGTAGTTATTGTAGAGATAACCCCTTTGACTACTTCTCCTAAATTGTCCCACCACTTAGCAAAATTCTCCCCTAAGGGATGTCTCTTTTGTACATGGGTATCAACATCAGTTAGGGGATCATCCATGTTCTGACGAATGTGAAACGTCCTTGGGTATGCGACTGAGTGTCCTCTTGTGTGTGTTATTGCTAAGGATGCTGACATTTCCATTAGATGGGGAATATGATATTTTGTTCCGGAATCTGAGGAATTCGTCTCTTTGTTCCACGTTACTCCATTTGCTGATTGGTAGAGAGATGTGTTTTTCCATCTCATCCAACTGTAATGTACAAAAGTTTTCTCCAAGGACTTGTCGTCAAGGGTCACCTTCTTTTCCTCAAACAATGCACGGTTGCACCATATCTTCTTATCCTTCAACATATAAAGTGGGTGGAGCCCGGGAGATCTAGGATAAAAAAACCCTAGATCTCTAAAATTGACACTAGACTGGTGTACAATCCTGCTAAGAGAATCTATGCATCTCTCATAAAGAAAGTCATCTTTGATTTCTTCAAGTCCCGACTGAATCTGGCCACTACTCTTTAGCAACCCAAATTTTACCTTCTTGCTACAGGTAGGCAGAGGTCCCTTCTTCCCCAGATCAGTGATAATTATTAACCCATCCGGATTACCTAGTGCGCTCTTCCCATCCAAGATTGTTCTGCAGGTCCTTTTGTTGACTTTGAAGTAGGGAAATCTGGGGCACTTTATTAGCCATTTCAAGTGATCGGTTATCTCCTCTCCTCGAAAAAAGTTGCACGATACTTTCTTGTAATCCAGAGCTGGCTTCGAACTGGATTTTCTTATCCAGAGGGTACCTTCTCGATGGGTCTGGCAAAATTCCCCTTTACAGAATCCTTTAATCACAGCATCTTCCATTGAGGAATCAAACGGATTAAAGAAGACGGGATGCGGGGTAATTTCCATTATATCAACATCGGAGACATCAGTGGACATCCAGGCACACTCTGGATCTGGTTGACCTGAAGGTTCATAGGATCCCTCTTCATATTCTCTCATCACTTCCCGACAATTATCTTTCGTTATAACTAATCTGTATCTATGATAAGTGATAGTCTGGTGTCCAAAAAACGACGTCTCACAAATCGTTCTTCTCCTAATCTTGTGACATAAGTATCCGTCAATAACAGCCTTGTCAAGATTATCTGGAACCTCCAGGTCTAGTATTTCCTTAATTAATCCCTCCTCTATCCCGTCATGCACAGTAGGAGGACAAACGAAGCTTTCTCGAGAGCAGGTCTTCCATGGATATTTAATAGGACCATGAATCATAAGGTTGACTTCCACTCCCTTATCCGGTACACTGAATACCGGATGCCTCCATTCTATCGTGTTATCTTGGATGTCTCCAGACGAGGGGGGAATGGAGAGATTAAGGATTAATGCTGTCCAGAAGCTTTGGAGGACGAGCTGTACCATTCTTTAGATAGAGAGTTCTTAATAGTTTTTTTCATAGAGTCCCTAGAAAACATCGTAAATTGGGGAGAGAGCATCCCTTTAATCAGAGGTCTCCTTCAGGGTCGCAGGCTGGATATGAGAAAATGAATCTCTAAGGGCCATATGTATTACCAGCGATCCCTTAATCCTTTCTGCAGGAATTTTTAACGCTGACAGGGCACTTCCCAGATGATCATTCACCAGTCCTAGACTTTGCAATATAAGTTCCAAGGAGGTTGTGACAGCTCGAGTTTCTGAGAAAGATACTGAAGCATTACCAGAGACCTTCCCGGCTCGAAACTCTCTCCCAAAAGAGAAAGCCGTAGTCGGGAATGTTTTCAGATAAGGAGAACTGATGTCAGTCAGGAAAGATATTGGCTCTGATACCGATGATACAAAATCTTGTGTTCCCTCGTTTCCCCTCAATGATTTGAGTCTCTTAACGAGGACTAAAATCATTATCCAGTAAAACCCAAGAGTCTCCATTGGTCCGTCATATGTGTCCATAATATCCGTGCAGGCCAATAGAACATCACTAAAAACGATGTTTTTGTTCGTTGTTCGAACAGACATATGGGCTGTAACCTTTAAATTCACTGTGAGAAGTCTCGAGTCCATGGGTGCTGAGGGAGATTGAATCGGGGAGGACCAACTTGTGACGGGGTGTCTATCCTCCTCCTTGTTCCCCCCTCTGAGTGCAAGTGCTGCTTTTCTGAGCATTTTATAGGTTTAGATGTATTCTTAGAGGTTTTTTTCATAACTCCTGGCCCCCGGTCGTAAAGAGCCTGGCTCCTGATCACATCAGGCTTTGAATCTTCTGGATCGTCAGCTCTCTTGAATGAATTTAAAGTTAAAACTTCGGGATAGCCTCCTCATGTTGGGATGGTGTCGATAGAGCTCTCTTATCATATCATCCATAGCCTTTTCTTCTCCCCATATATCAGCTAAGAGGCGATTAACGCCCTGAATTGGCGGAATTCCCAGAGATAATTTTTTTGTTCTATCAAAGATTCCAAGGACGTGGTATCTCTTTTCAATTAGGGCCATTTCCAGACTGTTCCTCTCTCTGGTTTCATTGATAGAGGCCTTGGGTTTTTTGGGGTATCCGATAGAGGGTTTAACATTGATTTCCTCCACAAGATGAACATCCTGGGGTATCTTAGGCTCTTCTCCTGTTCCGGCTTCCCCCCAGGTGATCCTTCCTGCGTCTCTCTTGATGATTAATCTCGGAATATTATATCGAAGGGAGATCTCATCCAATACCGTTCTAAAGTCCTGAAGGTCACATACTTCTGGTCCTTGGGATCCCATATTGCTTAGATCTGTATCCGGATAGATGTTTATTTCTTCCCCTGGGTCTCTGAGCATTTCGTAGGTGGATCGGGGCTCTGGATCTAGTCCTTGGATTTCTCTTTGCTCCCCCCAATCGTTGATGTCCTCTTGAAACTTCTGATGCCAAGTTCCAAAAGTGCTGGAGAAAGGTTTCTTTGGGTGTTCCTGGTAGTCTTCATCCGGCGACTCTTCTCCCAGATCTTCGACGGCCCTCCTTCCTTCTGCTCTTACCATGGAGACCCCCTTGTCTAGTATGGCTCCAACATTTGAGACTTTCTGGGACATTTCCGTTGTATGCTGTTTACTTGTTCTTTTGCTGATTTATACTTAGGGAGATTTCTTAAGTTTTTTTCATAAATTCCTAACTCCTCTCATCTCTGATGGGTTGAACAACTTTCGGATATATTGTTTCTGGGAAGTTGATATATATGAAATTAAATGAATGTTACTGTAAATATTTGTGGATCTATTGTACTATCATACAATCCCATGTCTTTATAAAAGTAAAAATTAATGTAAATATAGAGCTGCCTTCTCGCTCGTAGGATGACCGCTTCAGATTCGGCCGGCTCCTTCAATAGCAGTTCGAGTCCAATTCTTGAGAGGAACATTTAGATCTTCAGCTATCTGATTCCTAAATCCTGCCCAGAAATCTCGGAAAATATGCCCCATTTGTCGCTCTCTAAGGGGCCGTGTCAATCCTAGCATTGCGGAGTCTACAAATGTAAAAAGTCGACGGTTCCACTTGTTGTCACACCAAGCGACGTATGCCATGGGAGTGTTTTGTTGTGGATCGTCTTCCAGATCAAGATCCTCAGTGTTTGAGAAATATGAACTTGACTCCGACAAGACCCTAATACTCTCTTCTACCCCTCTGAGGTCGGATTGTCCACTGAACTTTTGACTCAATAAAGGACTTGTTGCGCACCGATAAGCCAGGAGGGCGGAGGACAAAATTACCTGATGAAATGTGGTCTCCCCGATAATCCGGGCATTCATAGATCGCGGGTTATTTAATATTACTCCTGTCACATGAATCCATAGGTGAGACAAAGGATTTTCTGTGACCGAATACGGAGACTTAGCTGATATCCCGAGATCCATCATATAGGGGGCATAAGAGAAAGGACAATAAATTTCCTCAGTATCTCTGACGGTCTTCAAGATCTCAGTCGAGACGGAATCAAGAGTCACCCAGGTCATAACCTCCGATGGCTCCATAGCTGTTATGTTTGAGATGTGGTCAAACTCTGAGAGAAAGGTTTGGTCTCTATGCCTGGTGATGATTGTTCCCTGCCTCAACAGGGAGTATCTGGCTGTTGGTCCTTTCCGGAAAAGGTACATGTCCGTGATGGCCAAGAAAAACCGGAGTTCATCTGTGACAGAGACATGACTATCTCTAAGAATCCCCGCGGCTGTAGTACCGGAAGGACTAGGGAGTGAAGAAAATCTTTCCATCAATCTAACTTGTCCAGCACGAATAGGTTCTCTATCTATCCTTACCGATATGAGAACTAGAATCAAAGCCAGGTATAACTCCCCGTCCGTCCTCCTATTCTTTTCTCCAGGTGGGGTTATGATCTCGACGGGGTTCCAGGTTATATCGGACAAGTCATTTAAAAATACCTGCGTTCCTCCTCTGCCCAATAATCTTCCAAAACTCTTCCACTCCTCCTTTGCAGGAAGAGTGATAAAGTCCTGATCCAGTAGATACTTGATGGATTTGCAGATAGCCCATACTGGTACCGGAGTCCTAGTGGTGATGTATTGAAAGAAAACCGATGATACATCTTCATCCTGGAGAGTTTTGGGTACGTCTATGATCACTCTTGGTTTTTCTCCTGGGTTATCTGCAAACCATTGAGACGGGAAACTGGCTGGTGTTACGAGTATTGATTTCCCTATGGTTATACTCTTTGTCGGATCAGATACTAGCACGAGTTTTGTTAGAGCCATTCTGGATTTCAGAGGAAGTTTTGGTTTTTTTGGCTGGTGTGTGGTCTAGAAATCAGGAGAGGAATTCTTAAAATATAGAGTGAGGAAAATAAAGAATGCACTTGCGTTTGGGGTTTAATAATGGTTTGTGTTGGCTTGGT